AAGGAAGGAGAGGAAAAGGGAGAGAAATAGAGGAATTGATAGCCCTACAGAGACTTAGAGATGCAATAGGTAAACCAATTTCTCTCTCGTCAGCCTATCGCTGTTCTGTTCACAATAGTAATGTCTCTTCAACTGGCTCAAATGGGCCACATACAACAGGAAAAGCAATTGATATTTTATGTAGTGGAAAGTTTGCCCATGAATTACTTAGCTTTGCTATGATACGTTCTAATACCTGGAAAGGAATTGGAATTAGCCAGAAAGGTAAACATAAATCCAGGTTCATACATCTTGACACAATTGAATCTGATAATCGGCCCTGGATATGGAGTTATTAAAGATTAGTTTAGTATCAATAGTGATACTATTACTGACTTCCTGTTCAACTTTAAATAAGTTAGGTTACTGGGAGAGTAGCTACACTAAGAGTGTCTCATTCTGGCAATGTGTGGAGATCTTTTCACCTCATTCAAATAAGGATTGTTGATATGTGTAAATGTAAAGACTGTAAATGTAAACCTTGTAAGTGTTAATAATATGGAAGAAACAGAAAAACTAAATACTCTCTTTGATGCAGTAGCAGATGAACTTCTTACTAAAATCAAAACTGGAGAAGCTAAACCTGCTGATCTTGCAGTAGCAGTAAAGTTTCTTAAAGACAATAATATCACTTGTATTCCTGTAGATGGTAATTCCTTAGAAGCTCTTATGAAAAGTATGCCATTTGGTACTGATGATAAACTCTCTTATAATTCATTTCAATCATGAGTAAACAAGGTTTAAAGATTCCAAGAACTCTAGCAGAAGAAGCTGAACTTCAAACTTTAATGTCTGATTCAAATGCTGTAGCAGCTCCTGAAGAAGTAGTAGTTAGTGGTCAAAATTTACCTGATTATTTAAAAAGTTTACCAACTAAAGCAGCTAAAAGTGTCCTTAAACAAAGTCCTTTAAGGCTTTTGGCTACTCTTGCTGATCCTCCTAAGTTATCTCCTAAAGGTCATGATAAAAATGTAATTCAAGAATATGCTACAGATCCTAAAAGAGCAACCTTTGATAAGAAAACAAAACGATGGTATGATGTTCCAGTTCTTGCTTATTCAGAATCTACAGGAAAAACTATTATAAATGATTTAACTCTACAAAGATTGAATTTAGATATATGGGGAAAAAATCAACAAGGTCAACAAGGATTAATTGTAGATAGTAAAGGTAGACCTGTTGAATTTGGACATGGAACTACTAATGCTTTAAAAGGTACACTTGATCCAGATAAAACCACAAGTCGATCAGAGTTCAAAGGAATTTATTCTTCTACAGAACAAAGAGAATATACAAAGTACATGCAGATAGATGGAGAATTTACAAAGGACTCCAAAGTTCATAAACTTTTTCTGAGAATGTATAATCCATTAAAACTTACTTCTCCAGAAGGAGAGGTTGGTATGGATTCTTTTGTAATGAATGAAGAAGATGCAGAAAGAGTTAGTAATGGTTTAGTAAACCTAAGAATTCAAATGGCAGAACTAAATCCTAATGATCCTAATGATAGTTTTGAAGTTAGTAAAATAAAAGAATCTTATCATCTCTGTGAAAGACCAACAGAAGTTGCAGCATATCTAGAACATATTGGAAGTGAAATAGAACTCACACCTTTTTTCCAGAGTTTAGGATACGATGGTGTACTCCAACAAAATGTTCCTCATGGAGAAAGTGAATATACTGAAGCAATCATGTTTGAAAAAGGAAATATAAAATCTTCTATTTATAATAAAGGAACATTCCTTGAAAATGATGATTTATTAACAAAAACTAAAAAGAAACCGAAAAAAGATCTTCAAATCGTAGCTTAAATACACGGAAGGAGGTGGTCTAATACATTCGTATCTCTATTACCCCTTCTTCTCTTACAGAGCGATCTAAGAACTCTCAGAGCTATACCTATATGAAAACCAAAAAAGAACCTAAAAATCCTCTTTTAGACTTCAGGAACTTTGTTTTTATGGTTTGGCAGCACCTTAATCTTCCAGATCCAACTCCTGTTCAATATGACATGGCAGAGTATCTTCAACATGCTCCAAAAAGAGCAGTTATTGAAGCCTTTAGAGGAGTTGGAAAAAGTTATATTACTTCTGCTTTTGTTTGTTGGAAACTTCTCCTTGATCCAGAAGTTAAAGTTCTTGTTGTCTCAGCTTCTAAAGTTAGATCAGATGACTTCTCAACCTTTACACAGAGATTGATAAATGAATTACCTATACTACATCACCTTAGATCACGAGAAGGACAACGACAAAGTAAGGTAGCCTTTGATGTTGGTCCCTGTCAGGCCAGTCATTCTCCAAGTGTTAAATCAGTTGGAATTACTGGACAGCTATCAGGTTCTAGAGCAGATATAATAGTTGCTGATGATGTTGAGGTCCCAAATAACTCAATGACTCAGACTATGAGAGCAAAACTTTCAGAAGCAGTTAAAGAGTTTGATGCAGTACTAAAGCCAGGAGGATCAGTTGTATATCTTGGTACGCCTCAAACGGAAATGAGTTTGTATGAAACACTTCCTGAAAGAGGTTATGAAGTCAGGATATGGCCTAGTAGGTATCCTGAAGAAAAACAAGTTATTCGTTACTCAAATAAACTGGCTCCTTTTATTCAAGATAAGCTTGATCGTGGTGCTATTATTGGAGATCCTACTGATCCATTACGTTTCGATGCCGAAGATCTATTGGAACGAGAACTTTCTTATGGTAGATCGGGTTTTTCTCTCCAGTTCCAATTAGATACTTCTCTCTCTGATGCAGATAAGTACCCATTAAAGTTATCGGACCTTATAATAATGGGCGTAGATTCTACTACTGCTCCTGAAAAACCTGTGTGGACAAAAGATCCAAGAAATAAACTAGCTGATCTTCCTAATGTTGGTCTTCCTGGAGACTTCTTCTATTCTCCAGAAACTAAACTGGGAGATTGGATAGAATACTCTGGTTCTGTTCTCTCTATAGATCCAAGTGGAAGAGGTAAAGATGAAACTGGATATGCAGTAGTTAAGATGTTGAATGGTTATCTCTACCTTTCAGAATGTGGAGGACTCAGAGGAGGTTATAAAACTGAGAACCTAGAAGCTCTCTCTGTTATTGCAAAAAGAAATGAAGTAAATCTTATCCTTATTGAATCTAACTTTGGAGATGGAATGTTCATGGAACTCCTGAAACCAATTCTTCGGAAGATTCATAATGTTTCTTTGGAAGAAATTAGATCTTCTACTCAAAAAGAGAAACGAATCATTGATACTCTTGAACCTGTTATGAACCAACATAGACTTGTTGTAGATCCAAAGGTAATAGAAAAAGATTATAATACAGTTCAGGATTATCCTGTAGAGTCTCAAGCTCGTTATATGCTCTTTCATCAAATGACAAGAATTACAAAAGATAGAGGAGCCTTGATTCATGATGATAGGCTTGATGCACTACAAATGGCAGTACAGTATTGGGTTGACTTCATGGCAGCTGATGCTGAAACTGAGATTTCTAATCGTAAAGAAGAGTTGTTTGATAAGGAAATAGAAAACTTTATAAATGGTGTTATGAATAATAAATACAATGAATCTCCTTCTGTTTGGATGAATTAAGTTAACATAATATACAATAGGACCACTCTAGGTATGGGCTGGGTTGAATACCTATTGTTACCTCCTTAGACTTCGGATAGATATGAACTCATTTGAAGTGAATACTCTGCCATATATAGTACATACATTATTGAGTTATAAGACTTCGGATAGATATAAAGGGTTTATAGTTCAGGTAGAGGAGAAACCAACAGAGAAAACTAATGGCAGGAATACTAAACAGAGGAACACAAGTACATAAAGTAAAAACTAAGTATAAACGTAAGAAGTATAATTTCCGAAAAGATGTTTGATTGTAGCAAGTGTGGAGCTTGTTGTAAGGTCTTAGGATGTGCTTGTTACGATTCTGAAACTAAATTGTGTCTTATTTATGATACAAGACCTTCTATTTGTCGTGTGGATCTTATGGCTGAGAAAGTTGGGATGGAAAAGAAGTTGTATTATAAGATAACTCACGAGGCTTGTAAACAACTCATGGATATAGTGGATAATGAGTTACTATCTCCAGAACAGTTACCAGTATCTAAATATTTAGAGAAAAATTCTGTTGAGGTATATCGATAGTGGATCTGGAAATTTCCCCCATTCGGTTTTATCACGTTCCTTTTTTTACAGTTGTCAATTTATTTTTTAATTGTCACACAGCCACAGATACAAACTGATACAATTTAGTTTCAATCTCAGGATTAGTTTGGCACGTCCTTTGCAATTCCTTCTTTACTGGCGAGTTTTTTCCAATTTATCCTGAGTTTGATTGAGTATATGCCAATTCATCCTGAGTTTTTGCTGGTTGATCTTGTTTCTCTTGTATCTGTTTGTTTTTTTCTGTGGTGTACATTGATATTCCTTATATACTGCCAATATCGCTCTAAAGCCTATTAAATCGCTCTGTGTTGCAATGTAATGCTAAAGACATACTATCACATAGACTGCACTCGTTCCTTGTAGTTTATGCATTTTGCAACGGATTACAAGGCCCTGCTGAATTGTGACAGTCAATAATCCTTATAAACTACTGATTTAATTGAGAAACAAAAATAATTCATTTTTAGTTTGACATTTAGTTGACTAATCTGTATAGTTAATAGCGAAATCAGAAACAACTCTGATTCCACACCCTAACAGGAGAACAACATGGATGAGCAAGTAACAAGCAAAATTTGGAAAGATGAAAGACATATACAAGGTTCTGAGTATTCTCAAGAAATCAAGAATGTAAAAGCTTTTGCTTCATATCATCAAAACCCTAAACAAGCTTTCAGGAGTAGGAAGTTCAATGGTAAATGTAAGGTGTACACAAAAGCGGAAAGACAAGCTTTTGAAAAACTGTTAAATTTTGATCCTAAAAATAAAGTTGAAAATTAGACTTGACATTTAGTTGACTAATCTGTATAGTAAATAATGAAATTGGAACAACTCCAGTTTCTAACCCTAACAAGAGGTAATAACATGACTAAAAAAAGACGTAATCAATTAAACGCAGAGTGTACAAGCTCAAGAGTATTAAGGGAAGTTTTTGCAAAACAAACAAAAGACTTACAAATTAAGATTCTGCGATTGACAGCAGATGGATTAATAACAGCAGACGAGGGAATGCAAGAGTTTAACAAATTTGAAAAACTTGGCAATGATATCGTTTTACAATTCAGAATGGATTTGGATTTGGAAGACGCAATCAATTAACCTAATCGGGAAAGTTGAAAAGCTTTCCCAAAATACTAACCTAAAAGAGGAGAACAAAATGGATTTAGTAAACTTTAATGAAGCAATGGAAGCATACCAAAAAGAAAATGAGTCAATTATTTTTGAAATCGCATTGACTTTATTTAGAGTTACGCATTACGCAATGACAGCATTTTTAGTAGTTCATGTAATTTCTTAATCTTAAAAATAGAGGAGAACAAAATGAGTATATTATCTAATGGAACAAATGCAAAAACTTTGAAAAGTGATTTATCCAATATCGTAAAAGAGTTTTTAGAAGACTATGAAAAAGCTTTAACTGGTATTGTATATCTTGCACCTGCAAGCATATCAGGAAAGAATGTCTGTGGTTCTTCTTCTCCTGCCTGTAGGTTAGCTTGTTTATATTCTGCTGGACGTGGCAGGATGTCAAATGTACAAAAAGGACGATTAAGAAAAACAATGTTATTTCTAAAAGCAAGAAAAGAGTATTTTCTTCAATTAAACAAAGATATTGAAAAACTTAAAAAGAAATCAGTAAAAAATAATGCTTTAACT